TGGGCATCTAAATTCATAAGTTGGACTCATGCTGCGTTCTCCTGTCCAGGACATCCAACCGAGATGTCCTTGCTAAATGGCAAATACCAAGGGCAATAGTTACAAGATTGACTTGGGCTGTGAGGAATGAGTTGCCAATGGTTAGGGTTGGCTTCAGGATCGAGCTGCCAAAGTAGGACTTGAGCATCCTCTAATCGTTCAATGGCATTTAACGCCAACTGGCGATTGTATTTTTCAACGATTGTGTAAAGTCCATCGAGTCTGCCGCCTAGCGGATAGAACGCCAGTGCCACCTTCTCAACTGAGCCAACGCCAAACTCCCGTTCAAAGCCAAGCGCGTACAAGTTGATCTGCACCCGTTGTTGATGGGTCATGCCACCCTGCTTGCGTGACTTCATGGCAGTAGCACCAACGCATTTGTGATCAATAACCATCTTGTTTTCAATGTCAAAGAGATCAGCTGTGCCGGATAATTCATCGGTGACTTTGACATGATGCTCAACTAAGTAAAGTTTATTTTCCTCACCGTCATAAACATCATTGAATGCATCGGCAAGCCAAGTGTGGATTGCAGTGCCAGAGATACTCGCCCAAGGATCAGTGGCAGGATTGGAACGATTCCAATCAAGTAATTTGTAAGAAGTTTTTCTCACGCAAATCTCGCCAACCTCGCTCAAACCAATGCGCTTTTGCTGTGAGCGTGGCGCATTGGCTGAGCGATGATTGACAACATTCTTGATGCGTTCAGCAAGATGACTTGCTTCATCCCCTGGCGCTGTGAACATTATTCCTCATCAATGATTGAGAATCGGCGAGTTACTGATACCGATTCAATTCGTTCAACGATGTCTGCCGGCAATAGTTCGCGGCACTTCTTGGCATCAATGCGAGTTGTTTCAACTGTTGTCCAGCGAACCGACTCGCGACCATTGACCAAGCCAATCTCGGCATCCCCTAGAGCTGCCTTGACCTGCTCGGCAGCGATGTCTGCCTTCTCTTGCCATTCCTTCATCTTGATCTTGGCTTCAATATAGGCAGACAAGAACGCTGATGCTGCCGGATCTAAATCCACCATTGAAGTGTTGATTTGTGTTGACATTTCCCCTGTTTCCTTTCCTAGTAGTAAGAGTGCTTTTGCCAAAAGGCTTTGGCGGCGCAAGCACCGTCAGAACCGTAATGGCGAGAGATATAGGCAATCGATGCGACTACCTGGGCGAGTGGATCAGCTGAGTGCTTCAATCCAATCGTGCGATAGGTTGACTCAAGCAACTGCCCAACGCCTTTGGCAGATGATCTGCTGTTGGCTGATTTGGAATTGATATGACTCTCTTTTTCAAAGACCCATAGCAAACAATTGGCTTGGCGTTTGATCATTAGCTCATTGACGAACTTAGTGACCTTTTGCTTATCTGTTAGGACAGGCTGACTTTTAACTATCTCAACCCTTATTGCTGGCTTCTCGACTTTTGGCGAGAATCCGTTTGTGATGCTGACAATCAGTGCCAAAAGAGCGACACCAATCAGTGACAATGAAACTTCACGACTCATTGAGTAAATCCTTTCCTTTTGGCTCTTTCCAAATTGCGATCAATTGAGGCAACTTGCACTCTCAACTTGATAGCGATTTCCTCTTTGGTCAAGCCTCTCGATAGGTATTCCTGAATCTCCCTGAACCTCTTAGTTCCAACCTCCTTTGGTTTCATAAGTGGTTTTCTTTGCTCTGGAGTTGTTCCACCCCAGAAACCTTCTGTCTCTTGATTTTCGATGGCAAATGTCCGGCAAGCAGTTATGTGAATGCAACTGTTGCAAAGCTCTAATAAGCGCGGAAGGCGCTGGGTCAATTCTACCTGAGAATCAGGAAAGAAAAAGTCTAGGTTGTCCTTGTCTACGCACTTTGCCTCTGGAAATGAAGGCGCATTCATAAGCGCCAGCAGTGTCATCGTGGATCTCCGTATCCGGCATCGCGAAGCAAATCCATCATCATTGCCATCGGCATAATGCCCCACCATTGACCAACTTTGTCAGGGGTCATGCCCACGCCATTAGGCTTGACAACTAGGATGCCGAAATCAGCTTTGGCATTCTTGCGTTCAATTTCAGTTTCCTTCAACCAAGCAGGGATTTTGTAGGTGGCATGATTTTTGACTTCCATGCAAAGCGATGGAATGCCAGTGATGTCACCTTGATCATTCGAACCAGTCAGCGCCCGTCTTTCTGCTCCAGGAAAGCCCTGCCCCAACAGAAATTTGACGAGCGCTGACTCGGCCGCGGTTCCCTTTTGCTTGGCTTTACTCATTACTTCCCAGCAGAAGGATTGCGATTGGATCGGCAATCGCAAGATATAACTGATCGCAAATGCTCTGATTCTTGAAAAGCAACTTTCAAATCCGCTTCAAGTTGCTTGATCTTGTCTTGACCTTGGTTCCAATAAACGAAACCGCCAATTAGGTAACTGAAAATCGCAACGCTTCCAGCTGCGAGAAGCCAAGCAAATGTTGTTGGTGACATATCAAATCCCATCTCTATTTTCTCCCCATTTTGGTTTGGAAATTGTGCCAATCTTTAACTTCTTGAAAATCGTCATTCTTATTGAGTTCGCTATCTAGCCAAAGGATTGAGACTAAAACACCAACAACCATTGCAACGCCAATGAGAATGTTCATTAGAACTCCCAATTGCAAAGCACAACATAAGGATCCATTGCATCTGCGTTGTCAATGAGGATTTGAAATGGTGCATCAACTGAAGTGAGATAGGTGCGGAAAACCATTGCGGTTATCCAATCAGGTAGCCAATAAGCATTGACGAAATTGTGATTGACTTCTCCACCTTTGACAGTTTCGAAGCGGTCAATCTGAGTCGCAAATTCTGCATCCCATTTCATGCTGACTGTGTAAAGGAATGAAAGATCCTCAATGGTGATTTCCAATGGAGTTGGCATTATGCACTCGCCTTATTGATGAGTTTCACTTGAGAAAACTTTACGCCATGTTCTTTTGCATAATTTCTCTTTACTTCATTGACTGCAATTTTGCGATGCTTGATTGCAATCTGTTGTTGCAAAAAATTGATTGCATTAATAAGTTGTTGAGCAGTTTTTTCATCGTCAGTTTCATAAGAACCCAACCAATCTGCTGCAAATGCTAGATCATCAATTGAAGCTGGTTGTGGTTGTAAATCAATATCTTCTACCACCAAAATATTGTTTGCCATTGTCTTGCCTCTCGCCTTGGTGAAGGATCCTTGTTCCTTCTCTTAGGATTAACGATAGCACCGACAAGTCAAGTCAGGAAGCATTTCAGCTGATATCTGCGTGTCGTGATTTGCCCCACAATAGCGAAAAGACCCCCACCGCCGAAGCAGTAGGGGTCTTTTCTATTTTGTTGGCGAGCTAAGGCGAGTTTCAGCTCAAGCCAGCAAAAGCGCGTTGGATGCCTTCGTAGAGGCTGATCTTTGGAGTGTAGAAGGTTTCCATTAGGGTCGGGTTTCCTACCCTGTAATGGACTCCTGTGGGCTCTGAGGGCAGGTGCTTGATCGTTGGCTGGTAGCCAGCAAAACTTGCCACGATCTCGGCTAAGTCGTTGAATGAGGTGGGAATTCCTGTGCAAAGGTTGGCGGTTTCGATACCAGCAAGGCAGCCAGCCTCAGCGCCTTCAACAACATCTGCGATGTGGATGAAGTCGCGCACCTGCTCGCCATTGCCCCAAATCTCAAATGGGTCAGCCTTATCTAAGCCTCGTTTGATGAAGCTAGGGAATGGGTAATCCAAAGCCTGATCAGTGCCATAGCCTGAAAATGGGCGATAAACATGGACAGTCAATCCTGCTCGCCTTGCATGAGTTGCCAACATTTCGCCAGTCAACTTTGCCCAGCCATAGGTCATGTCAGGGGTAGCAATTGAGTCAAGATTTATATCGGACTCTTTGAGATTGTAAGCGCCAAAATCATTGGCTTGAAGTTCAATCGGATAAGCGGCAGATGATGAGAAGTAAGTGATGCAACCTGGTTGGGTACGCATTGCCCATGAGAACATCTCGGCATCAATTGAAAGATCAACTGCCAGCGATAGTGGCTCGCCTTCGATCAACTTGCGACCACCGACAACAGCTGCCAAATGGATCACCTTGTCAAAGTAGGTGTTGTCCTTGCGAAAGAAATCGCGAGCATCCATAGGCAAGGAATTAGCAATGTCAATGCCAACAACTTGCCAACCAAGTGCCTTGAATCGTTTTTCAAAATGTCGGCCTACGAAACCAGCGTTGCCGGTGATTAAGACTTTCATGCCAGTAGCTTCTCGACAAGTGATCGATAAGCATCGCTGGCGATGTATTCGTCAAATGCCTTTTTGTCAGCTGAATAAACTTCCTCGGCATTAACATCGGCATATCCTTGATCCCATTGCGCTTTGCCGACAATTGGGTGGAGATGTTCAATGACTACTTCCGAAAGGTAACTAAAGGTTCCCAAGTCCTTGCCAAGTTTCATCCAGAAATTGTCCAGATACAAGTGGATCATTCCTTGCGGAACCATGCCGCCAAGGGCATTGACAATATCGCCACTCATAGCAACGGCAGTCGGCAACGCCTCGCCTTGAAACAAGTCATTGCCATAGACCAAGCCAGTGCCTAATTCATCTAAAGCGTTGATGAAATGGAGATCCCAATTCTTTGTGCGCGGTCTGTGATCATCGCCAAGGAATGCAAAATGGCGGTATTTATGAGCAAAATGTCGGGCGGCAAAGTTCAGTGGCTTGGCCATGCCTTTGCCATTCTTTTCAACAACCATGACATCGCAACCAAGGGCTAAGTAGGCATCCATCTGCGGTTCATCGTCATCGACTATGACAATCAAGTCCGACTCGGTTTCCGTTTCGTCAAATGACTTGATCAGCTCGGCGATGTTTTGTGGCCGATTACGGCTTGGAACAAGAACAACTAGATTTCTCAATGCTTTCCCCTTTGTTAACGATTTCCCCTGCAATTGCTAGATAAGCAGCCCCATCAATGAAGGAATCATCAAGTGGGTTGTAAGCCAATCTAGCAAGTTTCAAACCTGCCATGCAAAGAGCGACCTGATACGGCTCAATCTCTTGATGAAGGACAACTGACCAAATCTTTGCGATTCGCAAATGATTCTCAAATGGATCTCCATTTTGATCATTGCGATCACCCATTGTCAGGCGAATTGCCTCTTTAAGTATTTCATCCCTGTCCATCTTGCTACCACTTCCAAACTTTGCCATCAACGGTGAATGAGTTATTGACAATTGGAACTAGCTGAGGCATGACGGTTGTGCCGTCAACATGAAGCAAGCCAAAGCCTTTGTTCCAGGTGAATAACCCTGCCTTAATGTATCGGGCAAACTTGTAATCCATGAGATTTCCGACTTCCATTCCCCAAATGGTTTTCGTCTTGCCAGCCCAACCTTGAGTGTGATGAGTCAAGCCCATGCGATGCGTATGGCCGCAAACAACGCTCATGCCTGAGCGTTTTGCTAAGCCCAACGCGGTAGCACCGGCAGTTGGCTGGACATTGCCTTCATCGCCATGCATCAGCAACCAGTTAGGAGCCAATTCATAAGGCTCATGGTGATAGGTAATGCCAAGGCTGTCTAGTTTGAGAAACTTCTCAATCTCAAGTTCTGGCAATCCGAGAAAGCCTGGAGCCTTGGACTTGATCTTGTTGTAAAGTCGATCAGAGTGATTGCTTCGAACAATGTGGTCAACTTGTAATTCGGCAAGTAGGTCAACGGTGATGTCGCGATGTCTGCCTAAGTCTCGCTGCCATTCGCCTTCGCCGCCTTCCTCCCAACGCGAAATTTGTGGGAGATCAATTTCATCTCCAACTGATACCACGCTGCTTGGGCGATAGTGCTTAATGAATTTGACGATTGTCTTAGTTGCTGCGACATCATGGAACGGACTTTGCAAATCTGAAATGACAACAATGGATTTCATAGGATAAACCGTTTCCCCTGCGTTGTTAGATTAAGCCTTTTTCTTGGTCTTTTTTTCTAATTCAACATTGACTTCCTGTTCGGCAATCTTTAGCAAATTCATTGTAAATGGATCTTTTGGATTGCCTTGTCGGATAACAAGGGCAAGCAAACCTGAGCAGAATGAAAGAACTTTCACTGTTGTTGATGCATTCATTGCTAGAGCAGTGATTGCAATTGGCAGAGTAACAGTTCCGTAAGTTAAAACTAGCGATTGAACCTTCTTGGCATCTATTTTCATTTGATCTCCTGATTGATTTATTTGAGGTTTAACTTGGCAATCCGAGCTTTGACTTGCTCAGGTGTTTCAATGATTTCATAGTGCATTTCATCCTTGCGGCCTTTGTAATCGCCACCCCAACGCAATCCGTACTTCTTGATCAAGGCATGGATAACTGCAACCTTCTCAGCTGTGAAAGTGCCTTCCGACCCAAGAGAATGATGGGCGGCGTTGATGTCAATGGCTGTGCCAGATGAGTGGTTGGACAAATCATCTGGACTATTTCTAACATTGCGGTATGCGTATCCCCAGTCATCCAAAGTGCCTTTGTCAATAGGTTCAACGGTGGCGTGGAATTCAGCAGCGAATGAGGCAAGAATTAAGCCAACCCCAGCAGCGCATCGCAATTTGATGGCAGTGCCAGCGACAGGAAATGCCTTGATGCCAATCGCATTGGGATCGGCGCTTGCTGGCCAACCATTCTGTGATTTCATTCGACTTTCCTGGCTCTAGGCTTACTTTCGGCTTTTGCCTTCATAACTTCAACATCAATCTTGATCAAATTTTGATTCTCAATGAGTTGATCAACTTTATTGATTAAGCCAGTCTGCCCATCGTTGTAAAGGGCATATTCAATGCGAGAGAGCTTGTCCTTGAGTTCGTTTGTGTATTTGACAATTGTGTGCTTAGCAATCATGGCAATTCCAGCCATAAGAGCTGCGCCAATGAAAAAGTAAGAATAGATAACTGTGGCGATGTTTGAATTCATTTGCTTAAAATCAAAACTTTCACAATAGTTGAACCGGCTGAAGTGCAAGCATAAATTGCTGATTCGTGAGTTGAGAGAATCAACTTGTCACCTGAATCCATTTGATAGCCAGTTGTCGGAGTGACATCAGAGCCGCCAAGGAAACAAGTTCCTGATGAACTGTGCAAATAGACATTTGTTGCACCATTACCTATAAAAACTTGAGTTGGTGTTGTGGTAATTGTGTAATTTGCAGATGAAACCGCCATTTGACTACTCCTCTATTGTGCGTGCTTTGTGGGTACAGATCCATTGGCAAGTTGCTTCATCTAGCAATGCTTCATCGTGGCACTTAGGCGAGATGAAAGCATCACGAATAGCATCATAGGTATAGCCAATGCCAGCATAATTTTTTCTGATATTGCCGTGATAAGAAGTACGCAAACATTTTAAGCCAGTACGAAATTTTTCGTAATGACTTTCCCAATCTGAAATGCCATCTACAATTTCATCTTCATTGCGTCCAGTAATAACTTCAACAACTATATTGTTTTCATCAATAAATGCGTAATGTGCCATTAGAAAGTTATTGTTCCTGTTCCCGCTGTAAAGCGATAAACGCGATACCCTGATCGTGTTGGTTGGTTATATGTCAAGCCACCTGAAATAGATGTAGGTGCTGCGAATGAGTCAGGATAAGCAATAACAACAATTCCTGAACCGCCTGCTGCTGGCCCAATACCACCGCCACCACCGCCGCCAGTGTTTATCGTGCCTACTGTTCCAGCGCCGCCACTTGTTCCACCTGTTCCACCACCACCTGAACCGCCAGCGCCACCGTTACCAGATGGAGCATTTACAGCGCCACCACCGCCGCCTGAATAAAATGTTGAAGTTCCAGTAATTGAAGACGAAGAACCATCTCCACCTTTTCCACCTTGATTACTTACCGTTCCGCCTTGTGCGCCAACTTGAGATGCACCGCCACCGCCGCCATCCATATAAGGAGCAGTATCTAAACTGTTACCGCCAGCATATCCTTGACCTGTTGTACCCGTTCCGCCTGTACCGTTTCCAATCCAAGCTGCTGCGCCACCACCAGAACCGCCAGTTTTACCATTTCTATAAGTGGTATTTCCTGGATCATTTCCACCACCGCCACCGCCACCACCAATAGAAGTGATGCTTGAAAATACAGATGAACTACCAGTAACGCCTGAAGGATCGCCAGTTGAACCGCCACCAGTACCGCCACCGCCAACTGTAATAGTTAAAGCTGAACCTGGTGTTATAGAAAAACTTGTTGCAGTTTGATAGCCACCTGCACCACCACCACCGCCTGAATAACCACCGCCACCACCGCCAGCAATAACTAAATAATCAACAGTTGAAGTTGTTTTTAATTTACTGCTTGCGATGATTCCTAAGTTTGGCATTAGGAAATATCTCCTGTCACCAACCAGATGTCGGTTGCAATTTTGATGCAAGAGGCAACCGAGTTGGCTACTCGAAGTTTAGGCGCTGTTGAAGTTGCGCCAGTTGAAAGCACTGTTGTTGTGCCTGAAGTTACGGCGCTGATGGTTGGTTGTCCTGCGCCAGTAATCCACGCAACATTTATCTGAGCGCCGATAGGATAGGCAACGCTTGCATTTGTTGGGATAGATAGTGTCTGCGCTGAGGCGTTATTTGAAGTTACCAACTTGCCGTTATCAGATAGAACGAAAGTGTAAGTTGTCGAAGTGTTGGCATTGATGCCAAGGTTAATCAATGGCGAAGTTAAAGTCTTATTTGTAAGAGTTTGAGTACCGGTGAGGCTAACATTTCCAATCGCAACCCAAGCTGACCCGTCATAGTATTCGTGAACATGACCATCTGTGCGATAGGAAAGCATTCCTTCAGTTAATACGCCTGAAAGTGCTGTTGTGCGAGTAGCAGCATCAGCAAAGACCATGACGGTCTGTTTCATCAAATAATTATTGACATTTGCAGCTGTTAGCACTTCACCTGTGCTGAATAACTTATATCCACCGGCCATTTATTGCTCCTTGTTAGTAACTGAGAAGTCCGTCTGTTCCATCCAACACTCCGACTGAAGTGTTGTCTAAAACAAATGCTTTGATAACGGGTTCAGCCGTCATCAATTTTGTGTCAAAACTGCGCTTGGTCATATCATGGCTCACGCCTTGAACGAACAATGTCTTGGTTATGCTAGTGCTTCCTGGCATTGTTTTTGTCACCTTAATTGGCGAAAAAATATCCAGACTCAAGCCAGCCTGAATTCTTGTTGCTGCGCTATCTGACGGATCAAATAAGTTCAAGCCAAGTGAGGAAATGCGAAGGGTGGCATCCTTACGAGTAGCAAGCAACATTTGCGCCTGGCTTAGAGCCTCAGCATCGGTTTGAAGGTAGATACCAGATCGAACGCCAACATGAGGAAAATAAGTTGTCTGTGAAGTTGAATCAATAACTTGCTGCGCCGAGCCGCCAAGATTTTGAACGGTGACATCGTTGACGATAAGAACATCGTCATGCATCAATTCAATTGTCTGATAGCCAATATCTGAGCCACTATCAGAGAAAATCGTTGATGGATTGGCTGCTCGATTTGCCAAATTGGTGCGAGAGTAGAAAAGCAGATCGCCTTCATTATCGGCAAATAAACCGCCAAATTCTGTCTTATCGCCAACCAGTTGAACTTCGTCAAGCATTCCTCGATTGGCTGTGCCTGGATCAGCTTGAACTGTCGAATCGCCGGTATCTAATTTGCGAGCAACTGTTGGCCACGATGCTAAGTCAAGCAACTTGCCAATTCTTGATCCTGTGGTTTCCCCTGCTGTGGCTGTTGGAACAGTAGTGAAATGAAAATTGTTGAGAAGTCGGAAACCGTCAACGCATTGCAAAGTGACTTTGGAATAAGCATCAATTCCCACTTGAAAATTGGTTGTGAATGACATGACGAAACCATAGAAAAGTGGATATCGAGTGCCATTGTAATCGGCAAAGATTTGAATCTTGCGTAGCGGTAAAAGTTTGCCGTAATAAGGGCTTGCGGCATTGGAATGGTTGAAATAGCCGTTGTCATCGCGCAAAACAATGGTGGCAGTTCCAGCCTCAAACTTGTCAAGGATACGGTTACGCCCTCGGCGAATTGATCCTGAAACTGCAATCTCTGAGATGTCAACTCGGTCATTAGAATCTGCTAATTGTCCAGTGCCAAGCAATCCATAGACAGGATCATCCAACTGCATCGCCGAAGTGATGAATTCCGCACCATCTGTGAAGTCAATTATTGCTCCAAATATCGGAACTCCTGCGACTGCCATTTAGAGAGTCAACGCTAACGCTGTGATTTGCTTACCTGACAATTGACTATTTAGTAAGCTCTGACGAATTGTTGAGATTAAATCGGTTTCGCTAGTGACGGAACCTTGAACATTGACGGTGACATTGGTGGTTCCTGAACCGCCAGCGCCACCCATTCCAGATGTTGCGGATGAGCCAAGATTGGCAATGTCAACGGTGCGATTGGCAGTTGCGCCAATGGCTGCGGCTAAGCCTGGATTTTGATCCAAAACATATCCAGGAAGGCTAGTGCCAAAAGTGCCACCGCTTCCGCTGCTGCCACCGCTTAGATCGCTGCTGCCGCCGCCAGTATTGCCACCGCCAATGCCAGATGTGCCACCGGCAACGGCGGCAAAATAGGCGTTAAGCGCCGCCAATGCATTATCCCAAGAAGCTTTTGCAGCATTGCCAGGATCGGCGAAAGTGCTTGAAAATACTGTGCCATCTTTAACTTGATTGGCATAGGCAAGAACTTGCTCGCGTGTCAATCCCCACTTGGCCATCAAGTTTTCAATCTCAGCTGAGGACAACTTTTCATCGGCTAATGCTCGCGCAAAGTCAATGTATTTGGTGGCTTCCTCTTTAGTAAGACCCCAAGCCTCATAAAGTTTCATGATGGCATCATCATTGCCAGGTGTGGAATTTGCCGCATAAATTTTGGCAATATATTCCTCAACTGCAACTGTGGACATTCCCCACTTGGAGGCAAGGACAGCAATTTCCTCGGTTGAAATCTTATTATCGGCAAGAGCTGCAAGAATGTCGGCATAACGAGTAATTGCTTCATTTGATGCTAATTGAGCAGCAGTGGCGGCAATAATTGCATCAATGCGAGCCTTTTCCTCAATAGTTCCCTGTTTCAAAAGATTGATTCGAGCCGCTTCCAATTCAATTGGATCGGTTTCAGTTGTTGGAGTAATGCCCATTTTTTTAAGTTGAGCAAGAACTTTGGCAGATTGAATTTCTTTGTCTGTTAAATTTTTTGTTGCGTTTGCAGCGGCGTTGGTTGCTGTTGTTATACCAGAAAGACTTTTCACTACGATTGGAGAAGTTGCCTTTAACTTAGTTGCAGTCATGTGGAACTTATCAAGTTTTGTGGCTGCATCAGATAATGATTTGGAAGTATCGCCAAGACCATCTGCGGCTGACTTTGCCCATTTTTCCATGCCTTTGTTGCCGGCAAGGAAGGCAACTGCGCGAACAATTTGCAAAACAACAGAGGCAAACTTTAAGAAATAGGAAGCCTCTTGAAGGATGCTTACGCCCACCTTCGCCAATATGTTAACCAAAAGCGCAAAAGCATCAACAACTGGTTGAACATATTTTGGATTCTCGCGAAGGAAATTGAACATCTTTACAATGACAGGGATAACATGGTCATCAATTACTTTGACAACTGCGCTAAAGACTGGCAAAAGCAATTGACCAAGCGAGTTGGTTAGTTCCTCAAACTTAGCCTTCATCGCTTCGATTGGATGAGTTTGTGCGTATGCCTCAGCTTGACCCTTTAATGCTTTGGTCAATTGATCGGTAATAATTTTATATTTTTCAGCAGCAGTGCCATTTTTCGGCATTATCACGCCAAGAGCAGCAAGAGATTTTGGCAGCTTACCTGCGGCAGTTTTTCCAAGCGCAACCATTGCATCCGTTAAAGTCATGCCTGTTGTGCGAGCAATATCAGCGGCAAGACCCATGTTGTCCATTGCTGCGGTTGCGGAATGGAAACTTGTTGCTCCACGAGCAAGAGCATCTGCGGTTTCTGCTGAAGTAAAAGCAAGCCCAGTCATTTTTTCAACAAGGTCTTGAACTTCTGTGCTAGTAGAATTCAAAGTTGAACCAGTATTGGCAAAAGCAACATTCATCTTGGAGAATGCGCCATTTACCGCTTCGGCAACCTTGATTGATTCAAATCCAAATTTGACAATTTCTACAACTGCAAAGGCTTTGGCAAGTTTTTTGCCCATTTCCTCAAATTGTTTTCCAAAGGTGTTGCTGTGCTTGGAAAAGTTTTGCAAATCTTTTGTGGCTGCCTTTGTGCCTTTGTCTGAGTATTCGGAGATTATCCGAGCAATGACCGCGCCTTTTGCCATTTAACTCTCCTTTAACTCTTTTGGGATTCTAGGGCTTTTTGCAAATCTATTTTTGCCTGTTCAAGGGCATAATAGAAAGCCATTTCAATTCTAGCTCTGTCGCGATCAACAATTCTGTAAATCAAGCGAGAGGTTTCGCCAAAACGATTGTGCAAGTTTTTCTTGAAAGCAATGCTTCTTGGATCTGTGCTTACTTTTCGCTTTCCTCGACCGGCTAATTCAAGGATTCTGCCAGCTGCGGATTCGTTAAGAAGTGCGCCAGCCGATGTTGTGTAATCGCCTTTTCTAACCTTGCCTTGCGCTTTTGAACTTTTGATGCCTTGAACAACTTGGGCGGTATCCCAACGCGGAAATGGGCGCTTGTTGGCTGTGCTAGAAGTAGCTTGCGATCCAGCCTTCCAATTCCGCAATGGAGCATCATTAGAAACGGCATATTCAACCGCTAAAGCTTGAGCCGCTTGCTTGGCTTGACGAAGTTCTTTATTGATAACTGCGTTAAATTTTGCCAAGTTATCTTTGTCAAACTTTTTCAAGCCAGCAAGCGTTTCATGGAGACCAGTTAGAACAAGTCGTTCTTGAATCATTACTGTTCTCGCCTTCTATTCTTTTCTTTCAAGTAGGCATAAGTTGCTTCCAGAATTCCGTCTGGAGCATCAAGCCATTCATTAGGTGGAATTCCTGTCTCCACCGAGAGAGCTGCTATTGAATAGGTCAGGCTGTCTCGGTGGATTCTAAGGAAGGGTCAACGACCAACTCAACTGATTTCAAAGTGTCAAGAAAATCTGCACCAAATGGCTTAACTACGATTCCATTGGCTTTGAGCGATGCCCAGGCAAGATAGTAGAGATGTTCAAGTTTTTGCTCATCTCCGATCAACTTACCCAAGCCTTTGTTGAATTTCTGTTCAAATTCAACAATTACTCTTGGCCGTAAGGAAAAGGTGTGTTCAGTTCCTTCAACTAGATTGATTTTGACGGATAATCCATCCATGTTTTAACCCCTGCTTTCTTAGTTGTTATTATGAAGTTGCTTTTGCAATTGTGCCTGAAACAGGCCATGTGACTGATGCTGTTGCTAACTGACCGATTCCACCCTTAAGTGGTGACCATTCAGAAACAATCGCTGAAACCGTATATGTCGGATTCGTTGTTGTGGTTGTTGTTGCAACTGGCTTGATGACAATTGAGGTGCTAGTTCCAAGCAACGGATAAATTGTTGCTTCAACAGCTGATGCCGAAAAGTCCTGCAAGAAGTCAAGAGTTACGGAATTGTCAGCAAGTCCGGCAACTCTAGTCTTGGCTGTTGAGCCAAATGATGTGGTTTCAACAATGTCATATTTTGTGTCAAGCGTTACGCTTGTGATATATGACGAAAGATCGGTTGAACCGATTGTGATTGATGGGTTTGTGAGGACTAGCTTTGCCATTATGCAACCGCCTTTGTAATAGATCCGCTAATTGGCCAAGTAACCGATGCGGTTGCTAACTGACCAATTCCACCCTTAAGAGGTGACCACTCTGAGATGAGCGCGGTGAATGTGTATGTTGGATTTGTTGTGCCGACAGCAGATGAAGTTGGTTGAACAACAATTGTGGTTGTTGATCCAAGCAACGGATAGATTGTTGCTTCAACATTTGCTGCTGCAAAGTCTTGCATAAAGTCAAAAGTCACTGAATTGTCAACAAGTCCGGCAACGCGTGTTTTGGCTGTTGATCCAAATGCAGTGGTCTCGACAATATCGTCTTTTGTTTCAAGAGTGATGCTATTGATATGATCAGAGAGATTGACTGAGTTGATCGTCACTTTTGCATCTGTTAGGACTATTTTAGCCATTGATGGTTGCTCCTTCAGAGATTGCTGATGTTGATTCTACCACTGGCGCGGCAGTTTCGTTTGAGGTTTCTGTTGAACTTGCTTTTGTCGCATCCCCCAAGATGTGACCGCCTTCAATGAGTGCTTCAATGTTTGCACCCATCTCAAGCAATTCTTTGTCTGTAATTGAATCGCCTTCAACTTTCTTGCAGTCAAGGCGATTGCTGATGATTGTATAAGCCATTTGTTTCTCCTTATGACTGGGCTTGGTAGCTGATAGTAAAGTCAAGGACAACCGCGACTCCCATATCAGTTTGGCGATAGTTGACTGTGTTTGCGGTAAGGATTGCGTAAAGGCAAGTTCCGTCAAATGTTGAATTTGATCGAATAACTGTGTCAATTGCGCTTAAAACTGCAAATGCCCTAGTTCTGCGAGATGCAATGTCAGTTGTTCCATCTTGCGACCATAATGAGCAGGAAATCGTTCCTGATTCCTCATGCAAGTCTGTGAAGGCAAATGGCGTGTCTTGGATGTTGCCAACCTGCATTTCAGAATCGCCAAATGAACCATCGTGGCCAATGGCGATTGCATCTCCTGGATAGGAGAAATCAACTTCAGCGCCGTCAAAGATTCTTATGCCGGTCAAGGATGAGGCTGCGCCCAGGGCTGTGATGATCTTGTTGACCATCGTTGGGAATGCCATTGAAACTGTCATGCGATGCCAGGGAAGCTAGTTGGGTCAAGAAGTTCCATCGCTCTGCGTGGCAAGGAATAAGTCGGTGTTGTGTAAAGCTCATCGCCGCCAAGTGAGCGACCCATCACGCTCATTGAACCGCGCTGTGTCTGCCATAGATGACGAATGATCTCAAGAACGCCTTGGCGAGCAGCCATTGGAGGATTGACATAGCCAGCGACATAGGTGATGGAAATGTTATTCATTCCCTGCACCCAGTAACCATAAGAATTAGTGGCATAAAGTGTGCCTGAGCCAATTCGATAGAGGCGTTGTCCTGTGTAGTCAAGGACATAATTGCTTGCCGATACCAAAGCGTCATTTTCATAAACCGAAGTAACGGAAATTGCTTTTGGATTGCGAATGCGAATGAATTCAGTGCCGCCGTCATAAAGTTCGCTGGTGAAAGTTCTGCGACCTAGAACCTGTCCGACATAAGTTTCAGCCAAGTCGGTTGCCGCATCAATGAATCGGCGCAATTCCTCATCCAAAGTTGTGTCTGTGGTTGGAATGTTCAAGTGAGCCTTAACCTCATCAAGCCCGACAATGCCAAGGTCGGCATAATCTCGAACTGTAAATTCATCGGTATAAGCTGAGGCGTTTGTTCCAGTAGCAAGCCATCTAACCGCATGGCGGCCTGTTTGAGTCGGGGAAAAGTCGCAATTGTAAAGTCCAGTTGAAGGATTTGTCACCGAACCCGTTGAGGTGGTTCCGTCTGGAAGGGTAATTGTGCAAGTGACCGCCGAAGCATTGGCATTTGCGCCAGTTGAATCAGTGATGGTTATTCCAAGCGGAATAACATCTCCTAAGTCATAAGTCATCGAGATCTCCTTGTGATGGTAGAAGTGGCGCGTTCACGATTGCTGATTAGCGAACCGATTCGGGGTCTTAAAACAATTGTTGACCCAACTCTTAAATTCTTATTCGGATTCATTGTAGCCCCAACTCTGATTCTTTCAACAATAGATGCGCCAGTTCGGAACTGGTTATTCATTGAAGCGCCGCCGGTGTAGGCATATCCCAAAGCAGTAAGAGAAATCAAACCCGAAGCTGATGTGGCAAAGTAGAGATTGTCAGTTGCAGTTGCTACCAGGCTGATTGCTCCTGAACCTGTTGTGGCAAAACTGATTTTTGAAACGGTTCCAGATGCAACAAGGCTGATTGAGCCTGATCCAAAACTTGAATAAGCAAAAGTTGTATTTGCTGAACCTACAAGACTGATTGAGCCTGATCCTGTTGTTCCAAAAGATGTAGCAGCTGAACCAACAACGCTAATTGCGCCTGAACCTGTTGTTGGCAAAGAAGTAGCAGCTGAACCAACAATGCTGATTGAACTTGAACCTGTTGTAGCAAATTTAATTGAATCGGTTGCAGTTGCAACAAGACTGATTGAGCCTGATCCTGTTGTGGCAAGAGATGTGGTAGCTGAACCAACAAGGCTGATTGAGCCTGATCCTGTTGTAGGAAAAGAAGTAACTCCTGAACCAACAAGGCTGATTGCGCCTGAACCTGTTGTAGAAAAAGAAAGCGAAACGGTTGCAGTTGCTACAAGGCTGATTGATCCTGAGCCAGTTTGACCGGCGGCGTTATAGGCAACACCAACTGCGTTGTAAACAATGCTTTCATTGTATATTGCCATCAACGCTTCTCCTTGTTACTAAATTGAATCCTCTAACTTGGTTTCATTGATTAGCTCATAAGTGCCTTGACCGCATTGAACGCAAGTTGTGTAAATCTGTGGATCGGATTCGTTGCGCGTTTCGCTGTAATCTGTACCGCAACAAGTTGATTTGTATTCATATCTTGTAGTCATTTTTGCTCCTAGTAGTAAAGTAGAATTGCTCCATCGCCACCATTGCCAGCCTTGCCTAGTGTTGAACCAGCACCACCACCACCGCCACCAGAGCCACCATTACCGCCAGCGTTACCAGAAGCAGCAGAACCATCTGCTAAATATCCTGCTCCACCACCGCCGCCACCAAAAGATGTGCCAGTACCAGTTGAACCAGCGCCACCAGCAAAAAAATCACCAGTGCCGCCAGCACCACCTGTGCCAACACCTGCTGTTCCTGCTGCTCCACCACCGCCTGTAATCAAACCTCGACCACCAGCAAAAGCAGTCTGCGTTCCTGTTGCAGTTGCTATCCCTGCTCCGCCACCTGATGAAACGCCAACGCCACCAATAGCAGCGGAACCACCACCAGCGGCATAACCAGTTCCATTTGCACTAGCAGCAGGAGCGCCTGTGTAAGAAACTGTTGATGTTGAACCAGTGGGAATTGTTGCTCCACCACCTGCTCCACCAACTGTTGAGTTTAATCCACCTGAACCACCACCAGCAAGAACCATTCCATAAATACTTGAACCACCGTTAGCACCAACAGCAGAAGTTGTTGTTCCTGTGCCACCTAGTCCAACAGTTGCCGAAGTTGTTATCCAAGTCCAGCCAGCAGAAAATCCACCAGCACCACCGCCACCACCGCCGCCTGTGGTTTGTGTTGAGCCAGCTCCACCTGCACCAATAACAACTGCATAAACTCTTTGAATACCAGTTGGAATTACAACAGATGAAGTTGTGGCAGTAATAGTTTGTCGCAATTTGAGTGCGTAAGGAACATCACTAAATGATGAATTTTGATAAATGTTTACACTCATTGTTTGCTCCTAATAGAAAAGATAAAGTATTCCTGCGCCGCCAGTTCCTTGTGATACACCGCCACCGCCGCCACCACCGCCTAGACCACCATTTCCACCAGTAGTTCCAGAGGCAGCAGTTCCAGCGCCAGCAATGCCAGCACCGCCACCACCAGCACCATTGGCATTAGTTCCAGATGTTCCAGTACCACCAGCAAGAAATGCGCCAGTTAAAATGTTAATTCCGTTACCACCATTACCACCTGTACGAGCACCGCTTGAACTTGTTGCTCTACCAGCGCCGCCACCTACTAAACCTGAACCGCCGTTGCCACCGCCAACAGTTCCAGAAGTTTGACCATTATGTCCACCGCCACCACCAGAGATGCCATCTCCACCATTTCCAGCAGTAATGGTTGAAGTTCCTAATGAACCTACACCAGTACCGCCTGAACCGCCCGCACCAATACCGCCGTTTGGCAAAGTAGTAGATGCTGCTCCAGAAGCAGGTATACCCCAATAATTTGTTGAACCTGCACCGCCGTTGCCGTTGTATCCACTAGTGCCACCACCCGATGCGCCACCGCCACCGCTACCAAGAGAACCACCAGTACCAGTATTTCCGCCAACTCCTGAACCAGTTGGACCACCGCCAGCAATAATGTTTCCATAACGTGTGTAATTACCAGCAGTACCAACAACGCAAGTCGCGTTAGCTAGAGTCCAACCCCAAGCAACACCTCCGGCGCCACCGCCTGAAAGGTTTGCTGAACCACCACCACCTACACAAATTGCATAAACCCAAGTGATGCCAGCAGGAATTGTGACTGATGTATCGCCCGCATTTTTTGTTTGTTGTAAAAATAAACCGTATGGCAAAATTGCCGAAGTGTTAGCAAATGGTGTGACATTAGAACCAGTCATTCCAGTTCTTACTGATACACCTGATTGCCCTCTGCGATTTGAATTAGCCACTATGAAATCCTGTTTACATAACCTGAAATTGTAATAACTGAGGCAGTAGCAGCAAAAGCATAAACTGTGTTTGCAGCTGAACCTGTACCAGTTAAAGGCAAACCAGCAACAATAAGAACGTCACCTGATTGTGGTGAAAGAGTAATTGGTTTTGCGTGTTGCACTGAACCAGTGCCACCAAATTGAACTGTTAATACAACAGGCGAAGTTGAAGTGTTGTTTGCGTATAGCCAAACTTCGTCAATAGTTGCTGATGAAGTTCCTGTTGCGTGAATTGTTGTACCAGTTGAGGCAGTTTGAACTACCGTGATTGGTTGCCCTTGTGTTGAACCGCTAAGTAGTGTTTTTGTAAAAGTTGCCATTTGTTATTCCTATCCGAAAACTTGTGTGGAAAGAACTGTTTGATCTGAATCGGGATCTCCAGCTGCAAGTCGAGCTTTAACTGTGGCAAATGTTCCTTTAGGCAAAGTTCCCAGCTCTGTTTCAATTGCTAGAACAGCATCATTGATGTTGTCATGTTGACCTGCATGGGGAACAGTAGCCGAATCAAGGGTGTCAGTAGCCGTTGGATTGATAAATGAATCAAGCGAACTTGGATAATTTGTTGCCATTAGCTACTCCTTAAATTAGGAAGCTGAAACTGAAAGTGAACCTGATGCGATTGTTACAACGCCGGCAGATGCGCCAGTTGTAACGCTTGGAGAAAGAGCGCCGCCAATGTAATAAGTGCCAGCTGTTGAAGCTGACCAAACGCCAAAGTAAGAGGCGGTTGTTGATGCTGGCAGGTTGATTGAAAGAGCGCCTGAGTTGGTAACTGATCCCGATGAAGGAGTGTTCCAAGTAGCAGCAACGCGAGCATAAGTGCCGCCAGTTACTTCTGAAGCGCCCGTTGTTCCTGGATCAGCAGTGTGCAATGAGACATAACTCCAACCTGTTGTTGACAGGGCTTGGTTGGCCTCAGTTGTCGAGATTCTTGCCATTTATTGCTCCTTGTTGTTAGGGCAAGAAGGTTGATCGCCAGGGGTACGATCAACCTTCTTGCTTGACTTGTTGAATTGCATGATCGCGCATCGCTTTGTGATGGCGTTCATCCAACCAAAATTGTTTGTGGTGAGGCAGTATTGCGCCGGTGTGGGCGTGAATCTTGTAACCCATAGATTTCAAGCGCTTGGAAAATAGTAAATCCTCGCCAAAATAAGTTCCATCAATTGCGCCTTCTACGAACCAAGCCCAATCCTTGCCTTGATTCGGCGTTGCCTTTTGTTGCATATCTAGCAGAACGCTGCGATGGATTAAAAGGCAACCAGTTCCGACAGCATCAACTTCAATGATTGAGTCAAGCGGATAGGCATCAATTGCTTCCAAACCCTTTTCAGAATCCATGCGATAAATCGTTGGAACTGGGCGAAGCGCATCGCTATTGTCAAAGAATGCTGCAAAAACTAGCCCTGAAACAATTGGGCGATCTTTATCGTGAGCAGCATCTATCAGCTTGAGCCAAGTATCAGTTGAAAGTCGCTCATCTGAGTCAATCATTAAGAGCCATTCGGAATCTGTTGTTTCCAAGAATGTTTTAACTACAACATTGCGTGATCGAGTAGTAAGTCCAACATTGCCCACTTGAATCATGTGAGCAAAGCGACCATCTTTCTTTTTTGCAATTTGAATAAGGTCAAGCGCAAGGAGTGAATCAATCGTTCCGTTGTTGACCATGCCAACGCAAACCTTGTGACTTGATTTCATCGCGACTCCATTTTTGGAGCCAAAGCAGTTGTTTCAATTGATCCGACTTCAAGTTCATCAATCAATCGGTCAAGATGTTGAATACCTTTGTTCTGCACTATCTCGCGAGCAGACTTCAAACCTTCAAGAAATATAGATTGCATAAAATCCCCCTGTGGATGTTGTTACGCCTTGGCGCTGACCTTACCCGAAAGCAAGATCAGCGCCAAGACTCAGCTAATTAATAGCCTGAAGGTGCAACTGCGCCAGTTCCGCTAATTGCCGAAACTGACTTGTTAAAGCGGTGTGCAAGTGCTGCGTAGCCGTACACCTGGAAGCGAACTGTTAAGTTGCTTGAAAGGACATCTGGCAGAACGCGAGTCTTAACACCTGATTCAAATAGGTATGAATCTGAGAACTTACCAACCAAAATTGGTGATTGGTTTGTTGATGCGCCATATGTCTTTGTCATTGTTGCATCAATAAAGACTGGAACACCTTGAATTGTACCTACAAGGCCAGCAGGAGCGCCAGGATTGGTGATTGTACCTGCTGCGTTGAATGCAGAGGATGCGCCTGTGACAGGTACTACTAGAGGGCGATTTGAGCTATCTACCTGTGAAGCGAACCAGTACCACATTGATGGAGACATCAAAATAGCTTCTGCTTGCTTGTAGCGGTTTGTTACAACCTTTGAAATTGCCTTAGCAATTGCGATTGCGCCGTTAACAGCAGTTGGAGTGGTCTCTGTCCAGCTTGTCGGAATTCCGTTTGTGCTGTCAGCACCAAGAGTGATGAGACCCTTTAGTGTTCCTGATGTTCCGTCACCAGTGCCAACAACAGCTGTGTTGAGTTGTAGTGCATAGTCAGCCATTAGATCGCCGAATACTAAGCGATCAAGACCGCCAGCAAGAGGTGACTGTTCCACCAGCTGAATGCTCACGTTTTCATAGCCGGATATGGTACGCACTGGGCTTGAGACCGTTGATGAGATCATATCGCGTGTTGTTGTTGCAGTGTTATCTGCTGACTGGAATGCAGCAAGTGTACCTGTTGTGATCTGCGGAATGTTGATGCTGTCTGTTCCTGCTGGTAGTGCCATGTTTGTAACAAGGTCAGCACCTACACGAGCAGCACGAGCGAATTCGGCATATTCATTGATCAGGTATAGGGGAGGAACTAGGTCTCCACCGGCTCCGTCAGTGCGTGAGATGTCGCGTGTTTCAACAGCAACTTCTTGCTGGTGGCGTTGCAAACGCTCCCATGAATTGCGGTCATTGCGAAGGTTTGCGCCAATCATGTCGCGAACGAATGAGTTGCGACCATCTTTGTCGTATGTCATAGCTTCGCGAGTAACTACTGCGCCGCCGAATGTTGCAACCTTTGAATCCTTGCGAGATTCTGCGATTGCTGCTGTGCGAGCTTCTACCTTGTCGGCAGTTGCGATGCGCTCATCTAGTGCAGCAATTTCATCTTGCTTCACTGATGCGGCATCAAGAGCTTCTGCGGTAACTTCCTCAGCTGCTAAAGTTGTTTCAACCTCGGCAACAAGTGCATCACGCTGCTCCTTGAGTTTTGTGCTTAGAGTCATTTGTGACCCTTTCTCTTGGATGGATGTTTGAGACCAGTCGGGGCAAATGCGCCGAGTGTTATACCTTGCTCTTGCGAGTCAAGGAATGATGTTTGACCTTCAGGCTTAACTTGCGCTTGGCAAGATCAAGATCAACTTCATCTGTTGAACGCATTCCAACTGAAGTTGAGTCATAGGCAGGAAGGGTGACAACTGAAACCTCATAGAGGCGTTCAATGTCTGTCAGTGTACGAAGTCCGGCATCTTTAGTTTGTCCATCTGGAGAAACTGTGAATGCAAAACTCATTTTGTCCATATCGCCTCGGCGAAGTGCTGAGGAAAGTTCTTGAGCTTTTGGATTTGCTGGATCAAGAGTTGCTTCCATATAAAGGCCAGTTTTATCTTGGCGAAGTTGCAAAGTTCTTGATTGAGTTGAGGCCAGTGGAATGCCTTCCATATCGTGATTGACAAGAAGGAAAACTGGATCGTTAGATGCAAGTGCGCGAGTAAATGCGCCAGGTGCGATGACTTCGCGGAAATTCAAACCGCTTGCCTCACTGTTAAATGTTGCAGCGTAGCCGCCGATCTTAAGTGAACCGTCATCAGTTGCAACAGCGCGAACTTCAGCAGTCATTGTGATTCGTTCTGCGGTTGCCATTGCCTTGCGTTGTTCAATCATGTCAATATCCTCCGAGCGTGGTGCAGGTAGGGCGGTGATAACTGTGAGAATGTCTGGTCGATGAACCACTGTCACATCGGTTGGAATCCAACCATTGCCCTGTTCCTTGTAAATACGAATTGAAAATGCTGGTTGATCAGGTGTTGTTTCAAGAGCATAGCCCTCAGATGATTTTGCCTGACCCTTTGTGACAACTTTTTCAACTTTGCCCTTAGCGCGACCATTTGAAGTGTTCCAAGATACGAATGAACCTTCACCAATACGAGCTGCGGAAGCGCGATTTTCAAATGGAGCCTTGATTGAATCATCGTTGAATTCTTTAGCAAGGCGACCATAGTAAGCAGTCACCTTGTCTTTGATTTCCATTGCATCTGATTCAGGAATATCTGCTCCACCGCGAGCGCCGTTTAAGACACCGGCAACAGCAAAGATTCCTTTTGGAACCGCAACAAGTGAACCGTCAATAACATCAGCAAATCCGAGCTTGTAAGAGCCAAGCAATTCTTTGTTTGTTTCATCAACATAAAAGAACGCTTTGGCATATTTAGCCCAGTCCATGTTGTCTTTGCCGCCAGCATATTCTTGAACACGCTTGTCGGCAGCAGCAGCATCCCAAGTAGTATCGCGTGGAGCGATTGGAAGGTCTGAAGCGCCACTTGCTGATCGTGGCATGATTGGCATAGGCGCAAGACCTTGCTCTGACAACATATCGTCAACTTGATCGTAAGGCTGATCATCATCTGCATCAATGCCTTGGGCATCAACAGGATCAGGTGAAGGTTGAGTGACTTCTTGACCAAGGGAAGCGGTCAACTGCCACTTCCAGAACTGATGCTTGTCTAAGCGATCAGCTAGGAAATTTGCAACTCCTTGTTGGCCATAAGCAGTGGCGCAATCAAAGGCATCTGAAATTTCATCAAGGATCATGTCATTTGCTGCTAATAAGTCACTGGCCAAAGACATTGGATCTTGCAAAATTGTTGGCGCATCCTCAAGGCATCGAAGCGCCAAGAATGAAGGCAGTGTGAATGGTGCTAAAGAACCAAGTTTGCGAAGGTTCTCGGCAATTGGATCAATTGACCCGTAAACATCCTCATAGATTTCATTAAAAAGTTTGTGATATTCGCTGAAGTCGCTTCCTTTAACGTTCCAGTGTGCGCCATGAGCGCGGAAATAGAAACTCACAACATCTGCGAGAAGTTCAGTCAGTTCCTCATTTAGATCAGGAACTTGATTCATGTCAGCCATGTCACCCTCCTCGGATGCCATCAGGGAAAGTGCTCTTGCACTTTTCGAGATTTGATTTCTGATTCTTGTTGACCATGTAAAGCCAGCATCGCCGCCCCAAGCTGACCATGCAACTCTGCCTGGAGATGGAAAGCCATCCTCCCCAGAGTTGAATCCTTGCGCTTGCTTGTCTGTTTCATGTCTTTTGAAAAATGAATACATTCTCAAAATTGTTTCGGCACTTACTGGATGACCAGCAGCCAAATCACTTGCTCTTTTCTTGCCAACAGCTGTGAATCCACCGCCAGCATGACCTTCAGCAATCCAGCCCAATGCTTTTTTGGCTTCCTCTTGAACCCCGTTTGGAACTCGGAATGTTTCAGCCATTATTCAAGGACTCCCATCACCGGCGCTGAAGGATCGGCATCCTCACCAAGAGCAGGATTTTGTCCTCCTGCGGTGACATTACCAGTCAGAGCTTGATTGAATGAATCGCCACCATCAAACGGTTCTTAGCCTTCAATTTGGCGAACTTCGTTTGGAGTACGCGCACCCATTGAAACATTGATCATGTTCACTCTTGCGCGAGTTAGCGCATCGGTTCGAAGTAACGCTGAAGTATCAAAGGCAACATCATCGCGTGGATCAAGAACGTTTGAAATAGCAATTTCAATTCGGCGAATCCAAGGCGCGATTGTGTGAGTCAAGAAGTTCAGAGATGCTTGTTCAACATTCTGATAGGTCTGATTATCGCCCATCGCACCAATTAGGTGATCAGGAATTCGGAAAATTCTAGCAATGTCACGAATCAATTGTTCGCGAGTTGCAATCATTTCAGCATCGGCGGCTGAAGTTGTAATTGGTCGGAACTTCAAACCATCAGAGAGAACTGCTGGCTTGCGGTGACGGCGGTGAGTTGCTTCCCAAGTTGCTTGGATAACTCTTGCCTGTTCAAGATTAAGTTTCTGATCTGTTTCAAGAATTCCTGAAGGTGTTCCACCCTCGCCATAGAATTGCGCCAAGTGGCGATCCATAGCGATTGAAAGACCGATCAAGTTTCTTGCCTGATTCAGTGGGCTGATACCAACCAAAGATTGAGGCGGTGTGAACCAGCGAAGGTGAAGCATATCCTCGCGGTTCATTTCATTGCCAAGGTGTAAGTATCGGCGGCCAGTCATGTCACCTGTTGGCAAGACCTGCATTTGATAAGGGTGAAGCGGAACTAAGCCAATCATGTTTCCGAAACGATCTCGGTCAATCTTGACATAAGCGTTTCCATGCAAAGCCATTGAAGCAACAATTTGATGAAGTAATTCGTAAGTGTTTGATTCAGGATCAGGATCGGCAAGAACATCTGGAAGTGGCTTCATTGTTCGCTTACCATCTTTGTCAATTTCATAACAACGAAGCGGCATGGAAGCAACTGAATCAGCAAGCAATGAAACCGCACCTAGAACAGCAGATACACCAAGAGCAGTCCATTCATCAATTCGTTCACCGGCAGCTGAGGTCATTGATGTCTGACCGTACAACTGACTTAGCGGTGAAACATAATTATTAAACTGTGGATAACGCCCTGTTGTAAAGGATTGAATGCCTCGACTAAAGATGCTCATTTATTGCCTCCCAAGTCTGCCAAAAATGATCCGACAACCACTAGAACGCCTCCTGCAATAAGAGCAGCACCAACGCCAAAGATGATTCCAAGACCAACTGAGATCATTGTTGCGCCAATCAATTCGGTGATTGTCGTGATTTGATCACGCATCTGGAACCTCCATTGAGAACGGGTCGAAAATTTGTGGCAATGCGCCACCTTGAGATTGCCACCAACTTGCTCTTTCAAGAGCCATGACGGATGAAACCGCTAAGTCAATTCGGCGCTTAGAGCCTTTTGCTTCCTTAGCAAGTCGCGATCCGCGATTGTCGGTTCGCAATTGGGCGTTGCCAATATGCCGAGCAAGTCGAGCATCGCCGTTGTGCGTTAGCGTTTTGTTGATAACAGCTTCAAAGAATCGTGTTGTTGCCGGTGTCATGCGACTAGCAGTTTGCGGAAAGGTGACAACTGGCAAACCTTCATCGTCAAGAATCTGAAATGTTCGCGCCCAACGGTAAGGGTCGCAAGCAATCTCTAACACTTGCCAACGCGTTGCGGCTCTGCGAATGGCATCCTCAACTTCTAGCACTGGAATCTGCCAGCTCGCATCTGCCTCATCGGGTTTCTCCCACACTGCCACTGGCATAATGTGCGGAACTTCGCCGACTGACACTGCGACAATGGCTGTGCAGTCACCATTGAAGGAACCGTCAAAGCCAAGGACAACATCGCAACCGTCAGGAATTTCATGGTCATCGGCTAAGACATCCCAAGCGCCATGCGGTAGCCAAGTGTCGGAAGTGGATGTCCAAATGTTAAGTCGCTTGGTTTTGAATTCTGCCTCTGGCGTTCTCAGAATTGCTGAAGCGAAATCATCGGCGGCAACAATATCGTCAAAGCCAGGATTGGCTTGCTTCCAAGCTGAAGGATCACGATAATCACCGTCATTGTTGGCTTCCCACCAAGCAAAGAAAAATGATGGATCAACAACTTCACCAGCTGCTATTCGCTTGCCGTATTCGTAAAGGCTAAAGCAAATTGAATCCTTGCCACTGTTGTCGCTTTTAACACCGGCGGTTGTAATCGCAACCAACATCGGTTCAATACGCGCACCCATAGCAAGTGACATAACATCAAAAAGTTCGCGATTAGGTTGCGCGTGAAGTTCATCAAAGCAAACCAGTGTCGGATTCAAGCCCTCTTTTGAAAAAGCGTCACTTGATAAAGCGCGATAGACACTGCCAGTTTTTGGATTGTGAATCGTGTCTTTGTAAACAGTTAGCAGTTCGGAAAGTTCAGGATGAAGGCGAACCATTTCCTTCGCTGTATTAAAAACAATTTTCGCTTGTTCCTTTTCAGCAGCGCAAGAATAAATTTCACCGCCTTGCGCTCCAAGAACTAGCGACTCAAGAGCTACTGCCGACAGCCAAGCCGACTTGCCATTTTTGCGTGGCAAACCGACAAGGCCGATGCGGTGACGAAAAGTTCCGTCAGCCTTGACTGCGAAAAGTTGTTTGGTGAGTTCGCGTTGCCAAGGTCTAAATACTAAATCCTCGCCAGCATGACCGGCAATGGAATCTTTTGTTATCTTGCAAAGAGTCTCTGCAAAGTCGGCGATGTCATCGCCACGCGATCTCTTGAGATCAGCTGTTGGAACTGGCGTTAGCCATTGCGGAGGAAAGCCCGCAATCTTTTTCTCTCTTGCCATTTCGCCCCCTGGCTGAAATTATTTTCTCGCCTCTCGCTTGGCAAGAAGTTTGTCAATTGCACTGATCGCCTTGACTTCAGCAACTCCAAGTCGGCTGCGGCTGGTTGGATCAAAGCCTAGTGTGGAAAGTGAATCAACAAATGCTTTATTTAAGTGAACTAGCAATCTGCCATCGCCAGGTTCAAGTGTTGCTCGATACTTCTTACGGGCAAAGGCTAAGTCATCGGCGAGCTTGGCTGCGTTCTCAATTGCTTGGAAATCGCTTTGAGGTGACAGCCAAGTAATTGCCGCGCCCCATGCTTGATTCCAAAGCGCAATGCCATCCTCGCCAAGAGTCTCTGGCGGTTGCGGAATGGAGTGAGCCATTGGCAAAGGCGTGACAATGCTGAGTGCTGGCAATGGTCGCTTGCCTGGATTGCCGGTGATGCGCTTTAGCTCGGTTGGTTTAGGCGGTCTGCCAGCGGTCATGGCGCAAAACCTCCAACAATTGTCCGAACTGATAATTTCGCGAATAGAGAGAAAAGACGGGGGGGCTGGGTTTATCTGTGCGTGTCAGAAAAAACCGAATATATGGCGCGGCATTGATTATGAGCGTGTTTTGTAATGTTTATTTATCTTTCTTTGATGAGTTACAACTGCGGCACATGGCTTGAAGGTTGGCCATTGAGTGATCGCCACCCTTGGATAGCGGAACCTTATGGTCAACAGTTGCATCTGATCCAATAAGTTTCTTGTTGCATCTGCAACATACCCAACCGTCACGCCTTAACACTTGCACACGCACTCTCTGCCATTCAGCATTGTAACCGCGAAGTGTTGATGACAATCGCTCACGCTTTGGTTCGCTTGCCTTCTTGATAATCAAACAAGAGTCACACCATGATCTTGCTGTTGGTATGCCGCACATTAGACATGATAGCTTCGGAGCCAAGTGTTACTGCTCTTTGATTATCGTGGTGATCTTTCCACCAGTGTAAGCATCCCACTTAGCAGCAACAGTTATCGCATCGCGAATGATCATCTCTGCCAACTTAGGATCGTGAATCTTAAAGCCCACATCTTTCAATGCGTAAGTCATAGCGCCTAACGCTAATGCTTCACCACTGCCGGCAACATAAACATTTTCCTCGCATCGTTCCCATGAGTAATCATCCTCAATGCGATAGAGGTTGCAGTCAATGACAACAAGAAAGATGTTGCCATGCGTTACTGCTGAGTTGTCATTCTTTGTTTCATAGCCAGCATCTAAGAATGCTTTGCGTATTGACGGGATCAATGTTCTTGTTATGAATCTGTCAGGATTAGATCGCCCTGTCTTAGGTGCAATCCATTTGTGTTGGAGAATGTTTATTCCTCGAACATCACCTGCACCACCAATGACAATGCCATTGTTTTCAAATATCTTGCCGCCAGGAATGTTGACCTTAAATCCGTTTTGATCTGATGATTGTGAATCACCACCCATGACAATCCATCCATCGCCTTGTATAGCTGCGAGAGTTGTCATTTGTTTTCCATTGCGATCTTGGCATCTAATAATTCATCAACCAATGCCCATAAATGTTTCTTTTGTGAGTCGCGAGTTTTATGAAGCACTTCAACGATATGACTTAACGCCTCGTTGATTTCCTCAAGCGATTCATCTTGGATGTTCATAATTGTAAGGATAGCCATGCCCAGAGACAGCAGATGTCGGCAGATACAACACGCCGACACTTAGAGTGTAGCAAACACTGCGGACATGTTTTGTCAAGTTAAGCGTGTTTGGCGTGTGCCTCGATCATGGCGTGTGCTTCGTATAATTCGCCTCGCTTTGGCAGTTTGTATTTCTGTCCGAGTCTCCTGACATGGCGTTCTGATATGCCCATCCATTTGCCCAACGCCTCGGCATCGAGCCAGACTGAACGCTTATCGCTCATCGCCACTGCGATCAGGCGAAGGGTTGTCCACTGGCTTTGGCAACTGCGACACTGGAATATCTCCAGCGGATCATCGGGGTTGATCTTGAGTAGGGTTCTGCAACTGCCTTCGCCTGTTTCAGCTGGACATGGAATGCGGCGAGTCTTTTCAACGAATCGGCGAGCAGCAGCCATGCCTTGAGCATGAATGCTCGCAAGCTCATCGGCAAAGTCATCAATCCAATCTTGCAACCCTGACCACGCCAAATGAGTCTGCGAGAATTTAATGGCATCGGCAATCTCGCCTTGAAGTGTTGCTGGCTTGGCGATCATCGCTGGCCTTGTCAACTCTCGCTCATCTCGGATCAACTTCTCCCACTCATGCAGGAAGCCGAGAATGTCGTGACCGGCAATGAAGGACAGAGCCGCGACATTCAAGCCAATGGTTCGCTCACTGGATCTGCCGCCATTTCCACTCTTGCCAGGAAGCAGTTCATCGTGAGCGCCAATCCAAAATTCCATTAGATCGTCAAGCTGTGAATGAAGTCGGCTTTGACAGCGATTGCATAATCCAGCCGATGTCACTATTCGGCGGCAAAGAGGGCAGAGTGAGTCGGTCATTTAGAATGGGATTCCTTCGCTATTAGAGATGGCTGGCTTTTCAAATAACGGGGAAGGTTCAAAGTATGTCGGAGATTGGCAACTGTGAGTTGCCAGAACTTTAGCCCTTGGATCGGCTTTTTCAATATGCCAAAGTTTGCGCCGAACTAGGCAAACCTGTGAAGTTCCGAAAGTCTGGTAAATCCTCAAGCCCTTTGCCCTAGCAATCAACTCCTCGGCAAAGTTGAGTGGATTCGGCTCAACCCTTGTCAGGAAGCCATTGACATAACATTCCAGCACCCAACCTTGGCACTTTTCACATAGGGACGAGGTCGGGAATGTTGATATGAAAGATTCGGTCATTTACGCTCACCACCCTGACCTCGTCCTCGTCCCCTCTTAGAGAGGGGGACGTGGGACGAAGTCGATCTAGGGAATGGCAGTTCGTCTCGGACGAGGTCGGGACGAGGTGGGACGAGGTCAAGCATTGTCAGCTTCTTTCAATTCGAAGGAGCCAATGCCACTAGCAGAATCGTCAGCTTCTCGATATTGGCGAAGCAATTTCAGGTTCAAGGCATTGCGAGAGCCGTTTTCAATGGCAACGAATTTCTCGTCAACGAGTATTTGAATGGCAATTCTGACCCACTCGGCTTTGCCTTTGACTTCTTTTTCAATTGCATTCTTAGACAATGGCATCGTTGAGGCTTCCAATGTCTTGCTCACCTGCTCCATCAAATGCGTTGGCCTAGTACGGTCTCCAGCGACCATTTGAGGGCTGATGATTGTCATTGTGACCATTCCTTCAGCCGTTGACCGCAACTCGACTGTGCCGGCAAACTTTGCCTCTTTAGAGTGTTCTCTGACAGCGCCAGGGCGGTCTTTTGTCACCTTTAGGTTCAACTCGCCATTCATGCCCTTGCCAAATGGCAGTGTCACTTCAACGGCAATCGCGCAGCCGTTTATATCTGCCCGTTTCGCCTGAGCGCCGATGGCATAGTTGCCGCGATTGTCCTTTGACTTAGGAACATGGTCAATGGTTATGACACACGCGCCCGACAGCGCCAATGGCTTTAAGAGCTGCTGGCTGAAAAAGGTGGCATCGCGATTGCTGGTCAAATCTAAGGCCAGCAAGGTCATGGCGGCATTTACGCCGTCAAGGATGATCAACTCAGGCACAATCTCGGTCAGCGCATCAACCAAGTCCATTCGCTCATTCAGGGTCAAGTTCTGGTCGGGATTGGCGTAGGTAAAATTTGCAAAGTGACGGTTTTCAAGGCCAAGTGAGCGAAGTCGGCTCAGGATACCTTTGCCCGAATCCTCAAAATCTAAGTAAATCACCTTCTGCTGGATTTCAAGTGCCTGTTTAACAGCTAGTAGCGCAACCCAAGTCTTTCCCGACTCGGACTCACCAAGTAAAGCGTTGATCTTGCCTCGATAGAACAAGCAATGACCGTCATTGCGAGCTAAGAACTCAGGTTCAGGCTGTTCAATCTCACCGTCAAGGTCTAGTGGCTTTGGATACCAACTGGAGCGTTCTTGCACCTGCTCGACATGATCTGAGTCAATATCAGGCACAACAGTCAGAGTCGGCTTGGCTAACTCTTGCAGTTGAGTCAGACTAGGCAAGGAATTCTGTGCGCCGTAACCTAACGCCCTGAGTGCTTTTGCCGCACTTGAGAAATCCCCACTGTGATTGAGGTGCGCAAATGCTGCAAACTTGGAGTAAGGCTTCTCCGCTTCGAATGTTGTTGATGTTGTAAATACAAAGAGATTATCTCCATCGTTGCGACCTGTGGTAGCTGAAATCCCAGTATCTTTGCCAGGTCTGCACCAATAAGTGACACCGCCCGAAGTGTAGATTTGTTTCCATCCAATGAGAATGTCGCTCCATTTTGCTTTTGCGTTGAAATCATCGCCTGGCTTCTCTCCTGTTAATTCTGACTTTGGTAGTAATGCTGTGGCAATTGACTCCTTGACCGGCATGGAATCAAGTGCCTTGAAAATTGAGTGTAACGCCTCGCGCTCCTCCATTGAGAACATTGGGATTGTGTTTGGCGATCCTGCTAGTAGCACCCAAGGTTGATGGCTAGGATGAACCTCGCCATTTGACGGTGCGGTGACTACGAAACCGCCTTCGCCTCTTGTCTCAACCAGCACCTCAACTGTGTCATTTTCCCCTGGTCGGCGAGCAATCTTGGTGTTGCCTGGCACTGGCTCATCGGCGATTCGGTAGAGGAAATGCAATCCTCCTGACGGTGTCATCTCGGCGTAGCCAGTTGTCAACAATCCCCAGAGTTCCTCAAGGCCAGAGTTGATGGCGATCTCTTTGGCTTCGTCAAATAGGCCAGCGTGGATTGCTCGACCTTCTAGTTCGAGCATCTCCAAGTTGCCACTGACTGCGCCAGTGATTATGCCAATGCCAGGATGACCTGTGCCAAACCAATCGCCTAACTGCTCAGGCTCGGCTCGGCTGACTTGATACTGCTTCCATGAGCCAATCGGTGATTTGCTGCCATTGTTATTGGCAGGAACTACCGAAATGCCAGCATCGTAGAAATCAAGAGCTGCTTGAAGGACTGGGTTCATTGCCGTTCCCCTCGCCATAGACTTTCCATCCAAATCGTGTGATAGATGCACCAACTCACCATTTTCGTTGAAGTGTCATCGCCAAAATAAACCCCGAAGTCGGCATCGGCTTCGCACTGCTCAAATTCACCGTAGCCATTGTCGGCAACGAAACCGCATTCTTTTTGAAACGGCGTTGTGCGCTTGAATCGTGTTCGCATGGTTGCCATTGCTGCCCCTTGTCTTTTGCTTAGCCTTGTCCATTGCTCGGAATCGAACCGAGATTGCCTTCCCCGTCAATGCAAACCTGCCAATGGTTTTGCCGATGCCCCGTATCGTCAAGAGTTGTTTCCCAACAACTCACGCGACCATCGGCAAATCGTTATGCGCTTAGAATGGCGCTGGCGATGCCCCTAGCTTTGCTAGAAGCGCCAACTGCTCTGGCGAGAGTGCGCCACTGCCAGGCGCTCCAGCATTAGGCACTGCCGCTGCCGTTGGTGCTGGCGGTACAACTGAGCCAGCGAGATAGGCGGTTGCCTTGTCAATGTCGGCTTGGGAGTCGGTGGCATTGACCAAGATCCAAGGTGCGGATTTGCCTGGCTTGGCAACGCCTTGCCCAATGCGAGCTAAGACTGACTTGCCGATGTTTGGCTTTAGTGCTGATCGAAGCGCGATGTTGAAAAATAGAACTGAGTTGTGTTCGGTGTTGGTGTCAAGATCAACAAGGTTGACCTCGATTGCCTCTGCCTCGCCTAGTGATGTTTGAATGCCAGTCTTGTATTCAACTGGCTTGATGATTAGCAGATGACCTTGCAAATCTGCTGGTTTAACTGATTCGCCAGCTGTTGCCGGCGCTGTAAATGGATTTGTCATCTCATTCGCTTTCTGTTGGTGTTAGGGGTGAAGCATCCTCATCGGTTGATGAGAAATTTATTTTTTCTTTACAATCTTTCCATAGCATTCATCGCAATAAGGTTCTTTCCCAATGATGTTCTGAATTGGCTTTATGGCTTTGCATAGATAACATTCTGTTTCCCATTTGAAAGCCATCATCGCCCCGAATCTGTCTTATAGAAGCCCGAACCTTTGAAGTGGATAGGGGTTGCTGACCATACTCGCTCCATTGACTGACAGCAATCTCCGCACACTGGCAGTGGTGTGTCATCCTCAATGGCGCGTGTCTGCTCAATCGTTGCTGAACAGCGTGGGCATCTAAATTCATAAGTTGGACTCATGCTGCGTTCTCCTGTCCAGGACATCCAACCGAGATGTCCTTGCTAAATGGCAAATACCAAGGGCAATAGTTACAAGATTGACTTGGGCTGTGA